CTAAACAAAATTTTAGGACAAATGACAAACAGAGACTTGCTAAAAGAAGCAATCGCTGATGCTAAAGCTGTTAAAGAAACTGCTATAGCTAACGCAAAAGCTGCTTTAGAAGAAGCATTTACTCCACATTTGAAAGAATTGTTAGCTGCTAAATTAGAAGCAATGGATAACAAAGACGAAGACGTCAAAGAAGCCATGAAATCTAAAAAAGAAGAAGACATGATGGAAGAATATGGTGTAAACGAGAAAAAGGATGAAATCGAAGAAGAATTCGATTTAAACGAAATCCTTGCGGAACTTGAAGAAGGTGAAGACAAAGAAGAAATGTACGAAGCTGAAGACGAAGAAGAAATGGAAGCCGAGATGGGCGACATGGAAGCTGAAGCAGGCGAAGACATGGGCGATGAAGAAATCGACCTAGAAGACATGACTGAAGATGATCTTAAATCTTTTATCGAGGATGTAATTGCCGACATGGTGGCAGCTGGTGAATTGGAAGCTGGAGAAGAAATGGAAGCCGAGATGGGCGACATGGAAGCTGAAGATGAAATGGGTGACATGGACATGGAAGCATTAGACGAAATGGACGAAGTAAGTTGGAATTAATGAAGTGGATGCATCCATTCTTGATGCCGTTACAAACATTTTAACCACTGATCCTGATCTTTTACCAATGGATACAGTATTAAAAATGATAGGATTAGGAGTAGGATCAGTTTTTGGAGCTGGATTTGGCATTACTAAAGTTATTGATATGCTAAAAGCTGGTAAAGGTGGTAAAGCAGGAGAAAGATTAGCTAATACTCTTGAAAAATCTGCTTCAGCAATTGGAATTGATAAACCAGTAAACGAAGACAAGGAAGAAGACGAAATGGACAAAATGGAAGAACTTAAAAAAGAACTCCAAGAAGTCAATTTGTTGAACGCTAAACTTTTGTACACCAACAAAATTTTCAACGCTAAAAACCTTAACGAAAGCCAAAAACTTAGAGTATTAAAGGCATTTGATAAGGCTACACAGGATTTATTAGCGAAAGCAAAAATCCAATTGTAGAAGTTGACCCAATGGTAGCCAGATGGCAGAAGCTAGCTGGTATCAAATAATTAAAATAATAACTTAAAACAAACAATTCAAAACAATGAGCTTACAATCTCTTTTAGAAAGCGCAAACCCATACCACTCTGTACAGAGTGATGCGGCTAGATTAGCTAGCAAGTGGGAAAAAACAGGATTGCTAGAAGGTTTGAATGGTACACATAAGAACAACATGAGTATCATCTTAGAAAACCAAGCTAAGCAATTAGTAGTTGAAACATCTCAAACTGGTGGTGGTACTGCTTCTGTAGGTAACTTCACTGCAGGTGTGGGTGAACAATGGGCAGGAGTTGCTCTTCCATTGGTAAGAAAAGTATTTGGTCAAATTGCAGCGAAAGAATTCGTTTCAGTTCAACCAATGAACTTACCTTCTGGCCTAGTATTCTACCTTGACTTCCAGTACGGAACTACAAAAGCTCCATTTACTGCTGGTGATTCTTTATATGGTGCAACTGGTGGTAACGAGCCATTTGGTAACACTAACTCTGGTGGTTTCTACGGTGCTGGTCGTTTCGGATACTCTATCAACAACACCGCTTCTGTTGTAACTGCAACTACTGGTGCTGCTGATTGGTCTGATATGGACTTTGATTCTGATTACTCTGCTTCTGTGGTTGCTGGTCAATACAAGACAGTTAGCGTAGCTTTATCTGGATTAGCTAACTATGATGCTGAAGGTATTAGAGCATTTACTTTAACTACTGGTTCCATTTCTGGTGCTATCAACTTACCACAATTTACTAAAGTTGTTGGATCTAACTTGGTATTCATCGTTTCTGGTTCTCAAGCTCCAGTTCAAGCTTCTTCTGTAACAGTAGCATTCCAATTACAACCAACTGATCGATTCAGAGGTGATTTTGAAGATGGAAACAATGCCTTGAATGGTAATAACACTCCAATTTCAATCCCTGAAATCAACGTACAGATGAAATCTTCTGCTATTGTTGCTAAGACTCGTAAATTGAAGGCTGTATGGACTCCAGAATTCGCTCAGGATCTTAACGCTTACCATGCTCTTGATGCTGAAGCTGAATTAACTTCTATCCTTTCTGAGTACATTTCTTTGGAAATTGATCTTGAAATCTTGGATATGTTGATGGATTCCGCTGCTGCTGGAACTGAAGTATGGTCTGCAGTTAACAACATATCTATCGTTGACGACGGAGCTAACGGAACTTTCTCTAACTTAGGTTTCTACAACAGCCAAGGTCAGTGGTTCCAAACTCTTGGAACTAAAATCCAGAAGTTAAGCAACATTATCCACCAGAAAACTCTTCGTGGCGGTGCAAACTTCATGGTATTATCTCCAGCAGTATCTACAATCATCGAATCTATCCCTGGATTTGCAGGTGATGTTGATGGTGATGTTGAAAAGTCAACCTACGCATTCGGAGTACAGAAAATTGGTGCTTTAGGTGGTGGTAAGATTAAGGTTTACAAAAACCCTTACATGCTTGAAAACCAAATCTTGTTAGGATTTAGAGGTGACTCCATTAGTATACGATCCAGATACCTTTACTCCAAGAAAAGGTCTATTGACTCGTTACGCTAAGAAGATGGTACGTCCTGAATTCTACGGATTGATCAAGGTTAACGGATTGAACACCCTTTAATCTATAATTTAAAGTAAATTAAGCCCAATCCTTTGGATTGGGCTTTTTTATTGTTATATTTATAACAGAATTTTAAAGTTATCTATATGACATCAAATCATCATAATGACGACGTGTTCGTCCAAAAGCGTAAACCAAAGAATCCAATAAAGTTTAATGTAGTTTTAAACACCGAACAAAAACAAGCCAAATCCCTTATTTTAGAAAACCCCATTACCGTAATAAAAGGTATGGCAGGCTCTGGTAAAACGCTAGTTGCTGTCCAATGTGCTTTGGACATGTTTTTCAATAAGCAAATAGAAAAGATCGTCATATCACGACCCACTGTATCCAAGGAAGAAATCGGGTTTTTACCGGGCGATATACGCGAAAAAATGGACCCCTGGTTGGCCCCAATATATCACAATCTTTATATGTTGTACTCTAAAGAAAAAGTAGATAAACATATAGAAAATGGCGATATTGAAATTGTACCATTTGCTTTTATGCGAGGCAGAACTTTTGTAGACTCGTTCGTAATTGTAGATGAGGCACAAAACGTAACACATTCCCAAATGGAAACCGTAATTGGCCGTTTAGGAAAAAATTCCAAAATGGTAATATGTGGCGATATAGCTCAAATAGATCTAAAAAATAAAAAAGAATCTGGTTTTACCTTCCTATATAGATTAGAAGAAAATGTTGAAGGATTTAAAACAATTTCTTTAGAAACAAACCACAGACATGAAATAGTTGCCCCTATATTAGAGGTATACAAGCTCTTTAGGGACTAACACTTTTTTAATATTTATAATAAAAAGATGGCAACCTTAAAACTTTCTATAAACGAGGAACTTACCCTAGATGGGATTGATCGAAGCAATTATCAAATCATTAATGTAGATGGTGTAAATTATTTAGACCATAGAACTATGCTTTTACCTTCTGCTTCCAAAACATCAATATTTAACTTTGATACAGAAGTATCAGCAGGTACTTTTATGGAAGATAAATTAAGGTATGCTCGTGTAACTAATCATTCTACTACCATCCCAGTTAATATAGAAGTATCTTCTTCTACACAGGTGTTTAATTTTAGAATGAATCCACTCCAATCTTTTTATCTTCCAAGTTCACAAATAACAGGAAGTTTAACAGGTTTTAATTATAATTATATTTCTTCTATAAGTCTACAACCATCTGGAAGTAATAATACAGCTAGAGTAGAATTTTATGTAGCAACCACTTAATTAAAATATCATGAATGTCCCTATATGGCCAGGTAGCAGTTCATTTTCCCCAGGTGAAACACCATTTGGGTTCTACGATTATGATATTGATTTCCAAAGAGATGCAGATAAAGTAGCAAATTTTTGTACTAGACGATTAGGTTATCCTTTAGTAGACATTGAATTGCAAGATATTAGCTTTTATGCCGCATTTGAAGAAGCAATTACCACATATGGAAACGAAGTATATGCTTACCAAATCAGAGATAATCAATTTGATTTGATAGGAGTATGTTATTCGTTTATCTAAACAATACGGTGCTGAAGCAGGTTCGGGTGGTAATATAACTTATTATAAAGGCTCAATCCCACTTTCTGCATCTGTGCAAGACTATGATTTAAAGCAATGGGCTGTAGAACAAGGAATAGCAGGAGGCATTGAAATTAAACGAGTATTTTATGAGGCCCCACCTGCGGTAGTAAGATATTTTGATCCATATGCAGGTACAGGATATGGCTACCAAGCATTATTTGATAGCTTTGGATTTGGCTCGTTTTCTCCTGCTATCAACTTTTTGATGATGCCTTTAAACTACGATCTACAAACATTACAAGCCATTGAATTAAATGATATGGTTCGTAGATCTAACTATAGCTTTGAGCTTAAAAATAATGTGTTAAGAGTATTTCCTATTCCTAATAATTCGGATGCAAAAATGCATTTTGAGTATATTAGAGAATCTGAAAGAATATCAAGTCAAGCTGCTGAAGGAGGGGGTGCTAGTAACGTATCTAATATGCCCTATACTAATCCTTCATATGTTCAAATTAACAGTGTAGGTCGTCAGTGGATATTTGAATACACCTTAGCATTAGTTAAAGAAATATTAGGTCTAGTTAGAGGAAAATATAGTAATATACCAATCCCTAATTCAGAAGTAACACTAAACCAGCAAGATTTATTATCACAAGCTGCAGCTGATAAAGTAAGATTAATCGAGAAATTAAGACAATATTTAGATGAAACTTCTCGTCAAGCTTCTTTAGAACGTAAAGCCGCAGAAGCAGATTTTGCTTTTAACGAAATATCTAAGGTTCCATTTACAATCTACGTAGGATAATATGTGTGCAATGTTTGGCGGTTCACGAGATGTGAGCTTAATAAGACATTTGAATCGTGAATTACTAGGTAACATAATTACCCAGCAAGCTGCTTTTTACAAATATAAATTACAAGAAACCAAAGTAAATTTATATGGTGAAGCCGCAGGTGTAAAGTATTATGATGGTCCATTCCTATTTAATTGTTTAATAAATAGAGCAGATCAAACTTATCCTGTAAGTGAAATGGGTGTAAATTATCAAGTAGGCATTACATTCTCTTTCTTTAGAGATGATCTAGTAGATGCTAATGTAGTACCAGAAGTTGGTGATATTATACTATTCCAAGAAGGATATTATG